CTTTCATCTCTAGTGTGTAAAACTAGCGCTTTTTCTATTAAGCTATAACCACGGGGGGAGTGGGACGGAAAAGATATACCTCTCCACAGTAATGTCCCTATATATAAATAAAGTTTCCAAGTTGATCATCATTATCAACCTGAAAGCATATCTATCATAGTTCCCATTACTGGATTGTACTATCCGATAAGCTGTCCCGCAGCTTACCTACCTACATTAAACATCTTCTACCCTAATCCTCCTGACACCGCGTCTGGAATATCATGTGAAATGACCTTGTTTAATGACCTTGTAACCGTAGTATCAATACCAGACGGTTATATGGGTGCCCAAGACTCAAAACTTGGGACTGGAACGTATTCATAAGCTATACTAATCTAGATATGATATGAATCGTTATTGGATAATCCTGTGAATAAAGCGATTATCGGAGATCTGAACAAATTGTTTGCTTCATCTGTGTCACTACTAACTGACCCTTAATTAAAAATTAAATCTTATGGATCTAACGGTAGCCAAATGTAATCTGTTCCTGTCGGTCCTAAGGTTGCCAGTCCTACTTCGTAAGAAGTTGGATATTATCTCAATTATTAAACACTAGGTAAAGCGTTAGAACTGTTGCCTGGAGCTTCAGTTTTCCCAGGTACCATTCCTATGGTTAATGTTCCCTATTTTGTTTAAATATTAGATTATGGAATAATACGCATTCCGCAACGTACTACTCTTGCTGACATCCATCTAGCATTTGCATTTGTTGACCCAACTTAACCAGACCAATAAGAAAATAATGGTGATTATACCACATTTATTCCTGCATTTCCTAAGAATTGGCCTCCATTCAAGTTTGCATAAGCTTAAGTATTTAACCAACTTGGTGAATTGGTTGTTTATTATCCTACTAAAAAATGAGGATATAAAACGCAGACCCCAGCAGAATTACCAAAAGTAACATCAAATGTATACTTATAATCCAATACTGAAGTTGGCATATAAAAATCAGAAGGCCCCCTAGACACTTCTGTATTAAATGGTGCTAAAACTGACTTATAATACTTCTCTACTTTATCTTTAGCATTATATGCAGCTTAATTGAAGAAAGACTTCTTTGATCCTCTTATTAGCCTTCCATCTTAATTCACATTTCTTTAGACCGCCTTTTTACGCATCTATTATTGTGTATTTATTTTTGAAACCTACTGTTTAATCTATTTTAGTTCCTACTTTATAGGATTAAAACTGGCAGATTTTCTGGATAATTATTTTCTTTATGGACCATTAATTACCCCTATGGAATCTTTGGAAAATCCATCACATTTGTCATCGTGTGCCACAAACGAAACCTACGGTTTCTCTATGGTCTTAATGTTAGTTTTACTCAGACTAACAGGCTCTATCGCAACCTACGCTAACTTTTTAAGTTTGTTAGAAACTTTAACTTAGTTGTTCGACTACCTCGAACAGGAGACTGATTTTCTTACCGATTGTCTTCCCGGCTTGTTTTTATGTTTATTAACTGTGATACTTATAACCGCTAGTTAAGCCAAGTTATAAGGAAATACGATTAGTCTTTTATCTAAAACCTATATCATATTTCAATCCTGTATGCTCTGTAGTATAGTTCACATCATTATCTTTATTGTAAATAGCTAATTTGATATCAGCATAATAACTTCTGTGAACTCCTTTAGAGTCTCCTACTTTACAAATTAAATCATTATATAAGTCATCGCCATACAGGTCAACAGAGGTCGATAACAATGATTACAGATAAGTTAATAAAACTTCTTAGTCCCCTTAATATTAATACCCTAATATTTATTAAACATGCTTAACTATATTCTTAGATAGTGTCGTGTGTAAATACTCTCTGGATAAATCATAATTATAAAGCGTTTTTCCTACTGCCAATAAACCATACATTTACGCATCGTAAATGTCTTTATCAGAAGCTGTTGAATCACTCCATAATTAATTAAATATAACTCTATTTATGTTCCTAAACATAAAAGTTTATCCATATTTACATATCCCGATCCTACTTAAAAAGTCTATGGTGTAATCTGGTAACACCTACATAAACCTAGCACACTATCCTAAACCATAATTACCACTGGGTATTGGTGAATAACATAATTTGAAAACGGCCTCAAAATTATCAAGGTCTTGTTTTTCTAACAAAATAAAAGTATCATCTCCTCCAACGGATAATGAATATTTAGTAATTCCAGCTTTTTCCATCATATATAAATTATATAACATAACCCTTAATGAGTTTCCTAAAGTTGTTCTGGATGGATGACCACTAAATACCGTTCCTTTTATGGTAGTTTTAAACAAACGTTATCGTTTTCCGTTCACCTTGTGATAGCTCGTAACGTCACTCTCTATTGATGTCATCATTTGGTAAACATCATCTCTTAAAAACCCTGGTAAATCTAATGATTCGAAAACTCTAGCAAAAGTAGTATCGATTAACAAATTGTCTACAATTTATATTATACTAGCATGCTAATGAGAATCGTGACTACTTCCGTCAATTGCTATAGATTTAGGATTCTTAAATCTGGAAAATTCTTTATCAAAATGTTCTTCCAGTTATGTCAAATTATAATTACCCACGTAATATGGAAAGGCTTTCTTAAAAGCTTTCAATAAAATGTAATTATAATGTCCGCCTATTGCTTTTATCCACATTGGTGGATTAAAGATATTTCTAGGACGGTTGGACCTCTTTTTAAGGTCCTCGTGGTTCTTAAATACGAACCATTCCCCTGTTTTGGGGAAACACTCATATCCGAAACTTATTTTGTCTCCAGATATGGCTTTCTACCTTGCTGCTGCATACTAACTTGCTTTAGTCGGGTTGGTTGATCTGACATGTTCGTAATATTTTGTCCATGATTTTTCGTCTTCAGTCATAAACAATACTTACTAATATATCTTCTCCATAAATTTCCCTCTCTAAACAAATTCTTAAAAGTCTTACAACATTTCTCTTTCATAAGTCAACATTGTATAACCATGTCTTCCCAACATTGCAGCAATAGAATTCAAAGGACACGACCCGTATGAACCGTAGGTAATGTCTTTAGTAAAGTTTGGCAGTTCGTGATTAATTTTTCTTTTCAATTTGTTTTAATCACAGGTACAATGTTATAAATAATAATCATATACCTATTATCCACATTAAAAATCCATAGCTTTAGAATCTGCTTTTAAACTATACAAAGTGAATTTTTCTAATATTTCTTTGTTTCGTAAGTGTGGATTTAAAAAGTTTAATTTCTCCATATGTACGCAACGCACTTACGGATTAGGTCTAACTCCTATAGAATCATCTATGTCTTAATGATTTATAAATCGAGTTATTAAGTGCACAAATACCATTTACAATTTAACAAATTGTTTAGAAATAAACAATCGTATTTGCTTAAGACTACTCGGAGTTTGTTTTCCATCATTATATTTCTATCTTTACAATGATATGTCTTTAAGGAAAACATGACAGGTATCCTCCGGCTTCAAGGAAAATAATGAAGTTTAAAATCTTATAAATCTATAAGCTATTTTTTAAATAAACTTTATTATTCTAGCGGCCTTAGTTGTTTTTCTCCTGTGACTAGATCGATCTTTTATATCTAAAAAGAAAGTAGCACCAATGTTCTCGTAAACATGCCAGTGCTCTGAATCTCTTATGGCTCTTACAGCCTCTTTAGACTCCAATAAAACGTTTCCGGTTGAAAATATAGGGAACGTATTTAACAAAATACTCATGTTTTCAAAGGATTGTGAGTAAAAAAATTGTAAAGGAGTCATATAAGGATCTTTAATTAATATAGTTACTTCTTTGCCCGCTATACTAATAGTTATAGAATCATGGTCACAACTAAATGGTTAATTAAAATCACAAAATCTCTCTGACTTTAAACCATCTATCCATGATGATAAAACTAACTTGGAAACGTTAGTTGTGTTGTTCTTTTACATGTCAGATTCTCTATATACTTAATATATGGATCCTAACATGAGAGTATTTATTTCTCCAAAATTGTCGCTCAAAACGTCCAATTAATACTCTTCTCTAGCCTATCCGTAAAATCTCAATTTATATTTACTTAAGATATTTTCTACGTTTGAAGCGGTAAAACCAGGATTTGCTGGTACCAAACTTCTCAAAGCATCTATCATACTTAAATCATAAAAATAATTCTCTTAAGTAGTGACTACGCTATAGCTAGATTTATTTAAACTCAAAACGGGTCTAGGTATTCCGTTCATTGAGATCCTCTTGTGGTACATTTCGCCTATAAAAGTTTTATAGTCTTCAACTATTAGTAAATATGTTGAAATTCCTAATCTTCTCTTATAAACTTATCTTCCACAATCCATAGGAGGGAAATCCACTGACCAGTTCTTTCTAGTAAAAGATGTGGACAATGTTGGGGTTCTTACGACTACAGAACTGTCGTCCAACCCTTCTTCTACGTAATCTCCGTTAAATAATGATGTCTTCTCTTAATTTAAATCAAAACTAACGACCAAGAATGCATTGTCGTCATTTTTTAATTACTAAATTAGTCCGTTAACAGTCATTTTATCAAAACTTTCGGTTAATTACGTATAATCTTTAATTTCTTTTTCTACTATTTTTTATTCTTTATTAAAGATTTTCCCTACAATTGATTTTATTCCCCCATATACGTTGCTTTACAATGTATTTTATTTTTTAGTCTCCACAACAACAACTTCATCTACTTTATTTTATTATTTAATAATTACCGGAACCAATGGCTAGACAGCTACTGTTGGTTTGGTAATCTATTAAACGTTTATTTAAGCAGTTTATTTTGTTAGTTATGGAACTTATTAAGCAACAACCGGTTTTGGTTGTTCTTATAATTTCTTTGGGGAAACAGTATCAATTTCCATATCACCCTGTAAAGCCGCTTTAATCATGGCAGGTGTGATAGTTGGCGCTCCTCCTAAACCTTTAGTGGCTGGAGCGTTTGCACCTACTTTAGTTGTCTTGGAAACAACAGGTGCTTAAACACGTTCAACAACTTTAGGTTAAACGTAAGCGTGATAGCCTTGTGGAACAGGTTTACACACTATATTACATTGATCTTTTGGAGCAGTAGAATATTTATCACTCCAAAAATCCAACTACGTTTTCTCTTTCAATACATCGAAAACTAGTTTATGATCTGAGGTCTTATAGGTAATCCATTTGCCTCGTTTTGCTATTAAAGATTCATCTATTTAATAGTCTTTTATTTAAGTAGAAAATATTTTTTAAAAGTATTCTGCCAAATCATACTCGGTCAGTTCTGCATCCTTAGTCAACTTTTTGTTAGTCATTACACTAGGTGCTGCCTTATCTAATATGTATAAATTCATATCATTAAAGGTCTTTTTACTTTTAATCAATTCGATCGCCATATATAAACAAGCGAACATGTTTTACTTCCCTACTTAACCAGGAGGACAGTCTATCAACCTATCCTTGGTTTCCACATACATAAATTAATCAAACTCGAACTTATCGTCTGATAATTTATTTTTCCAGTATTCAGCGGATCTAGCACCTATGCTAACCCTTTGTTTACTTACTCTCCAGTATAAACAAACCAACCACGCTACCAAAACTTATGTAGCAAATTATTTTTCACTCAAGCTATCAGTCAAACATAATAGCAAAAATATGGCTCCATTCAGGTTGAATAAGGGTTTTAGCCATATAGATCGGTGAGCTCTGCAACTTTATTCCGTTAACAATGTTTCAATAATCTGATCAATAGAAAGATCCAAGATATAAGAAACAATTACGTGTAAATAAAATCGAGCCACTCGATAAGCCATGAAGTCGACCTCTACGTTGCCAATGTAGAAATAACCCATGGTTCCTACGCAGATTAGCGCTCTTAAAAAGATTTAAAGGAAGAAAAAGGAAGATGAAAAAATTTATTGTTTTGCTTAGGATATTCACGACAGGCAGGCTCCTATTAGCCCTAACGAGCAAGAGTATCTTTCAACTCTCACACGTTGTCCCATCATTCCCCAAAGATCTGGGGTGGGATTCTGGATTTTTCTGCTGACTTACTTAAAGACGATTTCCGTACGAAATAATCAGGGAGGATTACATAACACCCTCACATAATGTTTCTCACTGTATAGTTAAAGATCATGAATAACCGACCAAAGTTATTCATAACAGGTTTTAAAACCACTAGAAGCGAACGAATCAACTTCTAACACCAGTTACAACTCCATTACATGGTTCGAGGCCGAGTGGACCTGTACTTGCAAGTATTACTTACCACTACATTTTTGGAAGTAAGCTGGAAAGCCCGCGTAAAAGGCTATCCCAAGGTACAATTTAGATCCCGCCCTGTTAAGGTCTTACCACTAAATTGCAAGATTATTAATCTAATCCAGTAACACGCCACACAGTGATTCAGGATAATCTGATTTGTGTAACAAAATAGTAGCTGTATACGCTCGCG